GTCTACACTCACCCAGAAACTACCTTCTTCTATACTATCTAAATGTTTTGCCATCCATTCTAAGACGTCTGAAGGATTTTGCTTCCCATACATACCATCAAAAGCCATACATTTTTCCATATGTACACTAGCATACGCTTCAACTGAATATGAGTCTTCGTCATTTGCATGAATTGGTCTATTCTTTAGACCAGGTTCCTTCTTTGTACTACCTCGTGCTGAACACACAGGCACAGACATCAATAATCTCTTAATCCATAAATCATCAAGAACTTCAACGACAGCCTTTTTGTTCGGTCTATCTGTTCCTCTTAACCTTGAATCTTTGTGCAATTGTTCTACAGCCAATCGTCTCAAACTCGATGAACCCGAGGTAGCAGCATGATGTCTACTTGCCCACCATTGTTCAACACTCTCGATTTCTCTTTCTTTTCCAAGATGCCGAAGATGCTCACGTGCAACTCTTTGAGTTGTATTTTTAAAAAGGTCACACCAAGCAGTGAAAGGTTTATCTTCTGTCACTATCATTTTAGGCACTGACCAAACGACGCGTTTTGCTATATCATCAAACCAATCACATTCTTCATTACTTCTTTGAGTAACATTCATTAATGAACGTAACATAAAGACTGCTGGACCCGTGTGATCTCCGAATCTAACTGCACGCAAACTCCAATTTAGAGGACCTTTTAGATATTTGATCCATTTATTCAATGGAAGTTTGAACCAATTAAATTTTCGAATCAACATTTGAATATCTGGATGAAGACACCTTAAACCCAAAATTGTAGCAGCTAATGTCCATTCTGGATCCTTTGATATTTTAATTATATTTCTTTCAAAGAAATCAAAATCTCCAACTGCCTTAACCATATCTAAATGTAATCTAATAGGTGAACCTCCAATCCATAGTTCTGGTTCACGTTCACCTTCAAATGGTTCAGTTGTCAACTCATCCTCTGGAGCATAAATATTAAACTCTTCATACAACGTTTGCAAATGCATATCTGTTGCAGTACCTGCATGAGTAAACACAGTATAACGAGCAAATTCAATCTTGCTTAGTGTGTGCATCCACCTTACCCACTCCGAGGGTCCCAAAATGTAGTTGGTTTGGGTCTTTCGCCACCTTCCTCCGAAGTATGCCTCAAGGTAGGATGGTAATCCTCCCCAGAGGATGATGTTAAAGGCTGGTTGCCTAAATTCGGAGATTCCTCTACTACAATCGATGTTCCTGCACGAATCGCAGTCATTCTTAAAGATGATTCCATTGACTGCTGCCTCCGTGGTACATTTCCACTTAGATGGACAGTCTCTGATTCGATGGACGTATCCTGAACACCAACAGAACCACTTTCCCCTGAGA